ATCGAACTGAACCGAACCACCCTCGCCACGCAGGGAGTCGAGGAAGTCGGTCAGCTGGATGGGAGCGAGAACCGCGTAGTGAGGACCGGGGACGCGGTTCTGGATCAGCGCGTACTGGCCGGCCAGGACGTCATCGACCGTCAGGTTGGTTCCGGTGTCTCCCTCGACCGTCGCGATGTTCGTGAACAAGGCGGTGATCATGTCGGTGAAGCGGAGCTGGGCAGCCATGGACATCTGGGCGGCGAACGCGTCGATGCCCAGCCGGTTTCCACCAGCAAGGCTGTACAGGTCGGTGATGTCCCGACGGAGGACCTGACGTGCAGCCGTCAGGGTGACCGAGCTGTTGGTCAGGTCGGTGGCCGACGGAGCGGTCACCTCGTCAGCGTTGGCCGCAGCCATCGCGTCGTCCCAAGTGACCTTGGAGATCTTGGAGGCGAGCGAGCCGGTGGCGAAGACGTCGCCAAAGCCGGTGCAGAGGTTCCGGAGGTCAGTGGCGTCCACCAAGTTCTGGTGGATCGCCTGGTTGAGCTGCGCCGCGATGAAGAGGTCGGCGTTTCCGGTATAGGTCATTGCCATGAGGGTTCACCCTTTGGTGTAACCCCAGCCCCGGCGCGGGGCCGGACTACAACTGCTGGAGTAGGTTGTCGGAACAATCTACGCCCACTCAGTGGCGGCCTGGCCGTCTTTTTCGTCTTCGGTCGAGACGTGAACGCCCTTGAGGTCGGCGGCACCTACATAAATTATAACACAGGTCACACCCAGCGTCAATTTTTTACGGGAGCACCAAGCGAACCCCCCACCGAGGGTGGGTCAACTCTGCGGGTTCATCATCGCTGGCAGGGAGGTGATCAAGGAGTCCGACTGGGCCTTCCACTGCTCAGGAGTCATCTGTGCGATCTGCTGAGGAGTGAGGGTGTTCGGGTCGAACGTACCAGTGACACCGTTCCGACTGTTGTCCTGAACCTGCGTCTGAGTGTCAGAAGGACCCTTGCGAGGAGTGCTGTCCTGCACCTGCACCTGCGCTTGCGGTTGCGCGTGGGTCTCCTCCTTCTTCTCCTCCTTCTTGACGAAGGCCGACACCAGGGAGCTGTTGGTCTCCTTGAAGCCAGTGAACCAAGCCCCGAAGTCAGGCTTCTCAGTGCCCTCCTCAGGAGCCGCCATTCCGTCGTACTTGAAGCGGAGGAACTCCACCCCCTGCTCATCGATGCCCTCGGAAAGCAGGACCCGGTCCATCTCGTGGTCCAGCTTCAGCTTGGAGAGCTGGGCCTCGAAGGTCGAGGTAGCAGTGTCCTTGGCCTCGATGGCCTTCGTGAGGCGACCCTCCAGGCTGGTGTTTTGCTTCTTCAGGGCGGCTACTTCCGCTTGAAGGCGGTTCTTCAGTTCGGTCAGCTCACTGAAGCGGGCGTATGGGATGGAGCCTTGCTCGTCAGACATGTTTTGAATCCTTGTCGTGGGGAGTGAATAGGGTGATAATTGAATCAGGTCGCAGCCAGCTCTCTCTTTTCCTTTGCGACCTCTCGGAGAGCCGCCATGGCTTCCTGCCGGGTCACCCCTGGATGGCGGTCCATGTACAAGTCTGCGAGGCTGGCAAGGCCCAGGTCCACCTCCCTCTGGCGGACCTCAAGCATCTCCAGGATCTCCTCACGGGTCATGGGGATGCCTGGGTAGGCGATACTCCAACCTTCGACGGGAAGGAGCGGAGTGCCCTCGGGGGAGAAGATGTTGCTGATGCTGGAGACCTTCTGGAGGAGTTCCAAGTCGGACACCCGTGCCTGTACCTCAAAGCCTGCCTGCTGACGGCGGACAGCGTCCCTACGCAGCTGAATAGCAATCCCTGACTGGGACTGTGTCATCTGGGATTCCCCTCCAACAAGGCCCAGAGAGTCCGTCACTGCCCTGGCGTAGATCTGGATGGCTTCGATCTGGCCTTTGGGGTCGGCTGGAGTCGTGAAGGAGGACAGTGAGCCTGGCTTGTCCCCCCTGGACTCGAACAGCAGAATGGAAGACGGGTCAGTCCCCACTGCGTTTCGGGTTGCCGTCGACTCGTTCTTGGTGCTCTTGCCACCCGCAAGCATGACGTCAAGTCCGAATTTCTGGTCCCAGCTGGCGTTCTTGCTGGTGTGCAGGTAGAAGGTCATCAACAGGCCGAGGTCCAAGGTGGCCCAGACCAGCTCGTTCCACCCATAGGTGTCCCACATCTTCCCAGTATCCTCGGCGGAGTATCGCACCCAAGGGAGGTAGGGCCGCCCGTCTTCCCAGCGGAACCTGTACGCCTCCGAGGAGGAGTCCACACCCCACTTGGACGAGATGTCCACCCGCTTGCCATGCGCGTCGTTGGACTCGATGCGGTAGAAGGGGGCTTCTGGGTTTAAGATGTCCCAAACGTCCCATGTTGGGATCGTCTCCTTGGTGGTAGGGTCCTTCCGCATCACAGCTTCTTCGATCCGGAGCGGGACGGTCGGCTGCTGCGGTGATGCGAAGACCACCAAGCAGTCAGGAGTCACCAAGCGCAGACTCACCCCCGACTTTGAAACGTGCGTCTCGCTATCCCAGTGCACACGGATGAAGGATTCACGGAGCCCGATGACATTCTTCTGATGCTGCTTGTGCTTCGAGAAGAGGTTCATGCTCATCAGGTACTGAGCCTGCGTCTCATCCAAGTTCGGGTTTCGGACCGTCGGAACCACCTCGTACATGACAGCAAGTTGAGTCACGACGCTGCGGAAGAGGTTCAGGGCTTGGGTTGCTGGCCCCCAAGCGGCCTGACGAGCGGCCTCCAGGTGATGGGCCATGTGCTCTTGCAGATCACGCTGCCAAGCACCCTCAAGGAGTCGCCGACGAAGCTTGGTCGCACGCCAACGTGTGGTGTCCTCCGGGGCGGCGGGCAGGAGGACCTTCTGGGTGGTGCTTGGAATAGGCATGCTCTATGCTCTCCGGAGTCGAATGCGATCGAATTCGCTCTGCCCATAACATCGCTGCAGGACCGGGACTGCCAAGTACCGGAGAGCATCGAGGGTGTGGGTGAGGTCGTTGTGTTGTGATTTCTTTCCAGTCCAGTGTCGAAGACTGTGGTCCAGGGACTGGCAACTGGGGTGCACCTTGAGATGCCCACGTCGAAGGGCGACGTTAATGAGTCTAACCCCGAATTCCACTGAACCGGGGCCTTTGCTTGGAGTCCTGATCCGCAGACCGTTCAACTCGTAGCTGAGAAGGTCGTTGATCTTCGTCCCTGGGGACCTCTTTCCAGCCGAGTTGATGTCTCCGTAGGCCAGGTCAACCTGGTTCGGGTTGAACCCATGACGAGCCAACATCGCTCGAATAGCCTTGGCGTCTTCCTCGGGAGTCGTGGCCTTGGCGGACACATACTCATCGATGACGTGGATGCGGATTCCAGGCTTGGTGGACCACAAGACCAGGACGGCAGCCTGCCTTCCAGCTCCCTCTCCATGGTCGATCCCCAGACCCATCTGGTAGTTCCGGTGCTCGATGATCGGGTCCTGGGCGTCCTCGTCGTAGTCCGCGAACATCCGGTTGACCGTGACTCCATCCCAGGCTGCGTCAACACGTTGGGCACGCTCCCATGGCCCATATCCAGCGATCTGCTGAGCGATGGACTCAGGGGTGCGGTGGGGGCAGTCTTCAGGACTGAGGCGCATCACGTGCTGTTCCCAGTCCTCTTGGGGGGGAGTGTTCGTCTTTGGGTCCCCCTCAATGTGCTTCTGCAACCAGCCACAAGGCCGGCCAATCGGGGTCATCGTCATCCAGACGGGCCCCTGGCGTGCTGCAACACGGCTAAGAGACTCTCCGAACAGATTTTGGGGCGGGGGCTCATCAAACCACAGCCAGTCTACTGTAAGGCCGGAGAGACCTACCTGCTTTGATTCACCACTTCGAAGGTGGATAATGCTGCCGTTAAGCAGCAGGATCTGCTTGTTCTTCCAACCCCGGTTCGGCAGGTAGTCACTATCTGGGTGGATAAGATGCTTGGGAGCCATTTCCCACATCTTCTTGCCGACCACGTCCCGAGCGCTGGGCCAGTCAGCACAAAGGATGAGCCCGCTGGATCCGGGTTTGGTCTCCGCCTGATTCCATGCCTCGTCCACGCCGATAGTCGTCTTGCCTGTCTGGGTTCCCCCTCGGACAAGACGTCGAAGATGGCCTGAATCCCGAAAAGACTGCTGGACTGGACTCCTCACCAACAATAGGCGAGGGTCCGTCCGAGCAACCTCAAGGAGTCGGGCCATATCCACTGTCATTAGGAGGCAGCCTTCTTTGAATTCAGTACCTTCGACAACTCCATCTTGGCGCTGTCGGGAAGAGATCGGAGAACCTTGGCTGCCTCATCGTGCTCTGCGGTCCGAGAAGCCTCCACGGTGACCTCTTCCCGTGCCTTGAAGCCCGTCCTGTCCAGGATCTCCTTTGCAGCCGACAACCGGGTAGCCCCCTTCTCTTCCGTGTTGGAGCAAACGTCGATAAGGCACTGAGCGGCCACTTCAGCTTCAGGGATGAGGGACAAGATGGAAGCCAGCTCCGCGATGGCAGGATCCTCGGACTGATCTGCACCGCTGGTGCTCGCCAAAACCCTACGAAATTCCCTTCTATCGCTTATAATCCAGCGTGCCGTATCGATCTTGTACCGGCTCACATCCTTCTTGGACGTCAGGACTTCTTCCAAAGTGGCCAGGGAGGGCTTTAGGAGGTCCTCCAAGGCCGTCTCAAGATCGAGCAGGGGTGAGGTTGGGGAGGTGGGCAGAGGGGCACCCACGCCCTCGGAGAGCACCATGTTATGCGCCCGCTGCTCCAGTGCTCTGAGTTCGGTGGCTGGAATTTCCAAGGTCATCAGGTTTGTCTTGCATGACTTGCAGGTCCGCTTGCGTAGAACTCGGCCATCTTCACGCTTGTCGGCTGGCACCGTCTGCTTCGTGGGGATGCGGTTCATCCCGCAGTTGGGGCAGTCCATACAAGGGACTCCTGTGAGGGGTGGCCCATACTACCGGGGGGCTACCGTCTCGCTACCGCTGAGGGGCTGCGACACCAGCCGTCACGCCACCGTCACGCCGAAGGCATCGATGGGACCGGTGCCTTCGGCTATGTGACGGTGTGACGTTTTTTTTCAAAATAAAAAGTATTCTTTTTTTTT